CGCGCCGCTGGTGCGGCTATGTCGTGATTGTGTGCCCGAGAAGCCGGGAGACTATGGCGTCCTTGTCCGTCTCATACCGCCATACGTGGTTCTCTACGTTGGCAAGGCCCAGCGTCATAAGCCAAGTGTCCTGCCCGGTTGTGAGCTGGTTCTTCCCAACCTTGAGCTCTACGAAGAGCACTTGCCCGAGGTGAGGGTGCGCGAGGACGAGGTCGGGGAAACCGGCGTTTCCGTCGATCCATGTCGCCCAACGTCCCGACGCTTTCTGGGCTGGGAGGTCGTGGTGCACAAGCCAGCCGCCGGTTTGGGCGACGTCGATAACCCAGCGGGTGAACTCGCGCTCGGTGACGGCGGGCTTCTTGTAAGCCATTACCAGCCGAGCACTCTTGCGGCGAGAACGCCGCCCACGATGACGCCGTAGAAGAAGCCGACCGCGAAGACGAACCATTGGTAGCCGTAGTTCATGAGTCAGATTTCCATGCTTCGATTACTTGGGAGGCTTGGGCCGCGGTCAACTCGTGGAGCTGCACGTTGCCGCCGATTGTGGCGCCGATCGCGGCGCTTACCGCGTCGCCGTCCCGGTGCCCCATGTCCCAAGCCAGTTTCCGGATAAAACCTTTCTGCTTGTCCGTTGCCAAGCCGTTAGTCCCCGAGCCGGAGGGCGTACTCCCTCCGGCTCGAGCGACCTTCCCCATCTCTTCCCTCGAGGGACGCTTAGACGGGTCAGAGCCGGCGAGTCCAGCGTTCGCGAGGGCGCGGCCCACGGCGGACGACTCACAGTTCTCGAGGTGGCTTGTGCGGTTGACGTTCCCGTCGCCGCGGGTTTCTTCCGCCCAGCCCGTCGAGACCAGCACGTCGCCGACCCAGAGCTCGGCGCGGAACACACACCGGTTTTCTTGGTAGTGGACGAGGTGCGTAATGACGCGGGGCTGGCCGTCGGTTTGCTCAAGCCACCGGGCGAGGCGTGCCGCGACGGGCTCGTAATCCTCAAGGTTGAAGCCCATTAGCGCTTGTTCTCCAAATGCCAAACCACGACTCCTATGGTTATCAATAGAACAACCGGAATTGCGATCGTCCACTCTGGCAAGCCTTTGCCACTCACTTGCACGGGGAAGAAGAGGAACTCGTCGCTCATGCCAGCCTCCAGACCCGTTCGAGGTCGGAGTGACGTTGTGCCCGTGGGCTTGGCAACATCTGGCCGGTAAAGACGATCCGTTTCGCGGCCGAGAGGCGACGGAACACGGCGCCCCATGCGGAGCCGTTCGCGGGGAGCGGTAGACGGCGTACTTCGCACCAGCGGACAACGTCCGAAACGGTGAACGTCGGGGCCAGCCTGCCGACCTCGAGGATGGTTGCTTCGGCGTGGGCTTTCCACGCTTCGGTCGCGTTTCGGTGGGCACGGTCGGCGCCGTCGACGGCGAGCTCCATTCCGAGGATCGGGTCGAAGATTGTGAGGTCAGGCGTCATAGTCGGTCTCCACACAATGGAACGAGCACCACGCGGTAACGCTATGGTCGCGTTCTAGGCGGGCGTGCCAGCGTTTCCCGCGGAGTGCCCGGTAAAGGTCGAGCCCGATTTCCCGATAAGTGACGGCGTCGCTTTTGTATGCGAGGGCGATCGCTTTATTGCATGTTTGGCAGTTGATGTTCCAGCGTGCCCATTCAATCGGGCGGATGAGGCCGCCGGCGTGGGTGCGTCCGCGGCGGCTCATGCGAAAGGCTTGTAGTCGTCGGGGCGGCCGACTCGGCGGAGTTCGTAGAGAAGCCCGATCAGTTCGGTGATTTGCTCGTCAAGTTCGCGGAGCGCTTCGACGAGGTCGCCTTGAGTGTCGGCGGCGTGCACTTCGGCAGGCGTAGGCCGCTTTACGAACGTCGCTTCGATCATCTCCGTAAACGCCCGGAGCACCGGGTCGGGACGGTTTGGTTCTTCGTTTAGTGCCATGTCGGGATCTCCTAGTTGTCGGGTGTGGCTAGTTGCGGTCGCGGGTCGCGTTCCACGGTTGCCAGCCGTCACCATAGTACTGCTCGGCGTACTGGTAGAGCGCCCATCCGGCGCGAAGGTTGAGTTCGGCGTTGAAGAGGTCGTCCTCGTCGTGGATGCCGATCCGCTGGGACTGGAGCCAGCCTTCCGGGTTCCAGTCGGTAAGCGCGGTATGAGCTCCGTTGATTTGGAGAATGCCTCTCGAGCCGCCCGCCGTATCGGTACGGTTGAACGCCCACGACTTGCATCCAGACTCGCGCCATGCGATCCGGCCGAGGTGCGCAAGAAGTTCCGGGGGCCAACCAGCGCGGAGGGCGAGCTCGAGGACGTCGTCGCAGTTGTCGACCCAGCCGACAAGCGGGATTGTGGTCGTGGTTGACGACGGCGGGAAGGTCGGCAGGCTGGCTGGGACGTATAGGACGGCCTCAGAGGCCTCATTCTGGCGTTCTGAGGCGGGTATCTGCCAGAGAAGCCCTAAAGAGGCTAGGACGCCGATTATCACTCTTATAGCGGTTGTTTCCATTAGCGAGGCTCCAACGGGTAAGGCGTTCCCCACGTCTCCCAAGAGAACGAGCGAAACGCAATTTGGCAGTTTTTGACTTGCCCGGTTGTGGGGTCGCGGAAGATTTGGACGAGCGCCTGCCTACCGTCGTCGAGCATGGCCACATAGGGCTCATAGAGGTAGGTGGAGACTTCCATCGTCTGCTGGCCTTTCGTCGGGTATCAGAAACCCTAACGGGCTGGTCAGGCGTTGCGGGGGATTTCTGGGAACGCCTTGTCGAAGCCTTGCCTAATAAGGGTTGGGGACTTGGCGAACTGGGGCGAGAGCTCTATATGGAACCATTGAGAGGCAGGGTTCCCGCCTCCGAGGATTGTGTTGGTTTGATAGACCAGCCACTTCTGGCGGTCACAGAAGAAGCCGCGGCCGTGGGCGCCGTAGGCGTAGTCGAGGATCGCCTCTATCCCGAGGTCGGCGTTGTGCTCGACGATTCGCTCGAGCCACGGAAAGATCCGTTCGCGGCCAGCGGGGCGTCCTTTGCGTGTCCGATACCCGGCGTCCCATGCGCGGCCGGTGGCGTGGACAGAGGTTTGCTTCTTGCCGCGCATTGGGCGGACGCCGTAAGCGCCGAGGTTCGCGAGCATTCCCTCAGAGGTGCGGCGCGCCTCGAGGATCCATTGAGCGGTTCCGCCTGCAATACCCGGAGCGATCCCGTCAAAACCCGTATACGGGCGGGAACCGGGTATGCCGGGTTTAGCGGGGCGCGCCACGTCCGAAGGCCGGATCCTTAGGGTTTACCCAGCGAAGAAGCGGCGGAAGGATTGCGGCGACGCCCGCGGCGAGAAGCGTCTTTGGGTCGGTTTCGCCGGCGATCCAGAGGGTGAGGACGGCGCCAGCGAAGGAGCGGCCGTAGGAGGCGAGGAGCTGCTTGTCGCGTTTAGACATGGCGACCCTTGTCGTCGATATGGGAGTCAAGTTTGCCCTCAATGCGGCCGAGGATCCGCTCGACTCGGGCGTGGTCGTCGTGGTTCTGTTTCTTTGCCGCTTGGATGAACGCGACAACGATTGCAACGGCGCCCGAAACGATGGCCACCACGACGGGCGTTTCCACGAAACTATTTGGCGGAACCGATGAGCGGCTGCTCGGCCATGAACTGCTGGACGGTGTCGATGACCTCTAATTCTGCTGGAGTGGCGGGACGCTCGACGTCGTCAATCTGAACCATGATGGGGTCGGCCATTGGGGTCTCCTAGTCTCGGTAGCCGTAGACGTACACGGTGCCGCCGGTGTGGGTAGTGGTGGCGAGCGACGTAATCGTGAAAGCCGTGTAGGACGTCGTGTTGTTTAGGTAGCCGGCTCCGGTGAGTCCGTAGCCGGTTGTCAACATTGAGACATACGAGAACGCGATAGCGGTTTCGTCGGCTGCAAACGGGCGGAAGATGTCCGCGACCATGTTGAGGCTTGACGTTGATTGTCCGCCGCACAGCCAAGCCGCACCGTTTGAAACGTTGGCCGCTGCCGCAGCTGCCGCAAAGGTTGCGCCTTGCGCGGACTGATAGTAGGCAGACGTTGTTGAGCCCAGCGTGAGCGCAAAGTTGTTGTTCCCGGTGTTAGCGGAGGACACGCCGCCAGCGACGACGATCCGGTAGTTCTCGTAGTCCGCGGAGAATGCGCCGGTGACCGTGGTTGTAGTCACTGCCGTGCCGATCGTCTGGGTCTTGATAAGCCACAGGCCAATTGCGTTCATTTGGGCGGCCGTGAGGACGGATCCGGCGACGAAGTCTGGGGGGACTGCCATGGTGCTCCTTAGGTTACGACGTTGAGGTCGAGGATGCCGTTATTGGCGTCGTCGAGGATGAGCGGGTAGACGATGACGGTCGGGGACGTATAGATCTGCATGGTGTGGCCGCGGTCAAAGGTGATTCGGTGCGAGACGCCCTCGAGGGCGAGCTCTTCGGATCGGTCGGTTAGGACGCCGCCGACTGGGATCCGCTTAGTGATTATGACCGTGTCGCCTACGTCGAGGGTGGCGCAAGTGTCGCGGAGGGTCGCGGTAAGGCTTCCGAAGAAGGTTTCGAGGGAGTCGAATCGTGGTTCGGCTTCGGGGAACAGGAGGTAGTCGGCTAAGTCAAGGGCGGCCGAGTTGTCGTGAAGAAGGCTCCCGTCAAGGTATAGGGCTTTTACAAGGAACTCGGCTTGGGAGGCGAGGTCTTCTGCTACTTGCTGGGTTCCGCCGGCTGGGGTGACTGCTACCCGGTTGACGATGTCCTCCGCCTTGAACGTGATCCCGAGCCGGTTGTATCGGGCTTGGGTTGGTTGGGCGAGGTCGTCGCTAAACGTGACGACCGGCGCCGAAAGGGTTACTCCAACTCGGTTCTGGGAAACGAGTACGCCTTCTCGGTCGATGAAGATCCGGCCGCGTTCCGCCGAATAGGTGATGTCGTCGAAGTATGCCTTGACGTTCGTCCCTTCGGCGATCGAATAGGAGCCGCCGCCGCCCAGCTCGACGGTTCCGGCGGAAATGTTTCGTGCTGTTCCGGTCGGATAGTTGACTTCTGCCCGGTCAAGGATTGCGGCGACGCGGGCGCCGGTGAGCTCTTTAGTTGGGTTGTGTGCGGTGAGATAGGTCGAGGCGAGCCAGTAGGTCTGGTCGGCACAGTAAACGTTGACCGTGTCGAGACCGCCGAGCTGGAAATCGTAGTTGTAGTTCACGATCCGGCCGACGAATAGGGTCTGCTTGACGTTGGAGGCGTCGTAGCGGGAGAACCGGATTTCGCGGCCGGGGGCAAGTCCGGGGTAGTCGGTGATGTCGTCGAAATATGGGGAGTCGTTGTCGAATGGTGAGAAGACGCCGTCGGCTCCCGTGTCGTTCAGGGTGAAGCTCATCGTCCCGGCGCCGAACTGGTCGTCGGGGTCTTTCCTGCCGCGGTTGATTGCCACGTTGAGGACGTAGTTCGTGATGCTTGCAAACGCGGTCGTCCCGTCGAGCACATAGTCAGGGTCGTCTAGGACGCCGCGGGTTGCCGAGTCAAGGGTGAACGCGTCGGGAGAAAAGCCGATGTCGACCTCGAGGTCGTAGGTTCCGCCGTTCGGGATGGTTGCGGTTGGCATTAGGCAACCGCAATATCGGCAGGGCCGGACACGTTCGTATATTGCTTAATGGCGTCGACGACGGCGGCTCCAATGTCCGCGGAGGTGGCGAGGCCGCCGTTCACGTTGACGGTAAAGCCCATACCGGCGAACGGGTCGTAACCAGCAAGGAAGTCCGCGGGTGGTTGATAGTTGGAAAGGTCAAGGGCAAGGCCAAGCGACGAGAACGACGGCCCCGTGCCGCCTCCAGCCGACGGCCCCGTGCCACTAGTGCGACCGCCGGACGAGCCTCCGGTCGGCGAAGAGCCGCTTAGGTCAAGTCCGCCCGGGCTGGTGCCGCCGGCCATGTCGCCGCGGTTCTCGCCGAAGTAGCCGAACCCGCCTTTGGCGTAGTCGGTGAGATCAAAGGAGGGCAAGACGATTTCGGGCATGAGTTTGACGTCGCCGAACGGTTTGAGGAAACCGGGGAGCGCGTTGTATGCCTTGATGAAAAGGTTTATTCCTTTGATGCCGAAGTTGATGACGCTGACGATGGCTTCGATAACGGATTTGACGGCGCCGAAGACGACCGCGGCGATCGGTTTGACTATGGCGACAAACTTTGCGAAAGCGTCGATTGACTTCCCGATCGCGAAGATGACGCCGTCGAGGTAGTGGCCGGACAGTTTGACGAGAGCGGGGCCGAGGTATCGTTGCACGAATACGGCGACCTTGTCCATGAACTCGCGGAGACCGGCGAGGCTTTCTCGGTTCTCCTCAAGTTTTTCGCGGATCATGGTGAACGCTTTGCCTAGCTTCTCAACGAAGACTTTTACCAGTTCTCCAACAACCGGGAGAATCTTTGTGTAGTAGATGTCTGCCAAGTAGAGGAATGCGGGGATTAGGTAGTCTTGGAGGACGGGCAGGATTTGGCTACGGAACACTTCGCCGAGCCGTGAGAAGACGCCTTCGACTTTGGGGCCGACGACGTCGGAGAGAAACGTAAACGCTTGTCCGAGGGCGTTGTTGAGGACGTCGGCAACTTGGACGAGGGCGGGCAAGAGCCACGAGCCGACGGTCTCAACCATTTCGCCGAAGATCACTTTCATCCGCTCAAGCGCTCCGGCGAACGTCTTCGTATTGGCTTGAGCTGCTCCGCCGACTTGCCCGTTGATTGCGGCGAGGATGTCGGCGGCTGGCATTCCTTCTTCAACTACGCCGCGGAGGCCGGGGAGCATCTTGACGAGAGCGGTTGTCTGCCCGTTGAGCGCTTTACCTAGCGCGAGGGAGACCGCGTCGAGATCCTTTCCGGTTGCCACGGAGAGATCCATTGCCGAAGTGAGGGCATCTTGGGACAGGGTCACGGAGCCCGTCGCCCGGACAAGGTTCGCAAGAGCCGGCCGGAGCTTGTCGTCCGCAATACCGAACTGCATTGACATCTTCCCGATCTGCTTATCGGTTGCCTCAATGAGCGCGTCGGTCGCCCCGGTGACTTTGCGAAGTGTGTTCTCAAGCTGGGCGAAACTCTTCTGATCTTCGGCGGCGGCTTGGACTGCCTTTGCCAGTCCGACCGCGAGAGCTGCACCAGCGGCGGCGACAGCGGCGCCCGCCATCTTTGCGCTCTTGGACAGGCCGCCGAGCGACGATTCGGCTTTCTTTACGCCTCGGTCGTTGAAATCCGAGATGATCTTGACGGTAATAGCCATTAGTACTTTCTCATTTCGGAGCCGACGCGGACAGAAACTTGGTCGATAAGGTCGGAGAGCTCACGCTCGACGGCGGCGGAACGGGCTTCGGCTGCTGGCCACATGACCCGGGACGGGTTGCCGAAATCTCCGAAGAGGTTGTATACGAACCGTTCTCCGGGGGTTGATCCGGGGCCGATCTTGCCTCGGGTCTTCTTGCCGGCCATGTCGACGATCGCCGCGGCGGGGTCTTTCTGCACAACGGCGAGGAGGTAGTTCTTCTTCCGGGCGGAGCTCACGCGGGCTTGGACGCCGCG